CTAAAGCAGATGCTATAGCATTGTTATATAGAGTAGGAGATCAAGTTAAATTGAACTTTAAAACAAGTGATCAAGTTACTTGTGGTGCTAGACCAGAGCATTTAAAGAATCAAGAAATAATTCTTACTGAAATGGTAGATGGTAAATTAGTATCCCATTGGGATGAAATATTTGTAGATTAAACTTATGGATTATAATAGATCATTTACACTTGAAGGAATTCCAGCATTAATAGGGTTAGGAGTTGTAATAGCTGCTTTTTATGGTTGGATAAATAATGCTTATAGATTAACTAAAGCAGATTTTGAGCCTTCTTATAAAACAGAAATTATAAGAACAGCAGGAGTAATAATAGTTCCAGCAGGAATAATATTAGGGTATATTGATATACCAGACAATAAAGAAGTTGCATCAGCAACACAATTAAATAAATAACACAAATGGCAAATTTTTTTGAAACAGTACAGGAACCAACAGCGTTGGCAGGTAATTACATTAAGCCTGGAATTAATGAGAATGTAGTATTTGGTGGATTTACTGTACAATTAGATAAAAATGGTAAACCTCAATTGATTAGAAGTTTTTATCCTGAAGGTGGAGATCCTGAAAAAAGTACTAGAAAGCAGTATGAGAACTTTTTACCAGGAGTTAGAAAAGATGGTAGAGGTAAAGAAAGCTCTAACTATGTTACTTGGGTAACATCAGTAATGCATTTTCTAGGTGCTTTGACAACTAGAGATAATATAACAAAAGTTTTATTTGAAACTTTACCAGTTCCAGAATCAGAAATTGATGACTTGGTTCCTACAGAAGCTCAACTAAATGCTTTTGTTAGTAAAATTAATCCTTTAGTAGTTGGTAAAACTCTAAGATATAAATTTAAAGGCGAAGAAAGAATTAGTACTACTACAGGTAAACTTATTGTAGGTACATCTTTACAAGTAGCTTTTATTCCTTATGCAGAAGCTATAAATGCAGGTTGTGAAAAACCAGTGGTAGCTATGGCAGATACTAAACTAAAGTATAATGTTGATAGCAAATGGGATTTGAAGAAATTAGCTGTAGTAACACCTGATTTAGATGGTTTCCCTGGAGCTACAGATAGCGCAGGATTTTAATAAAACAAATATATGTTTGATACAATAAATCTATCAAAAGATTACCTTCTAACTAAAGTTAGTCAGTATCAAATATTTAGATATTACTGTAAGAACTTTGTTGAAAATAAATTATTTTCATCAGAGTTCAGAAGTGATAGCTCTCCTTCCTGTAAAATCTACAATAACAATGGAAATCTGTTATATCATGACTATGGGAGTGGAGAAAGCTATGACTGTTTTAGCTATATACAAGCTAAGTTTAAGATAATGTACAATATAAGTTTATATTTTGACGAAGTTCTTAAAGTAATAACAACAGATTTTGGGTTAATAAAACAAATAGGGGATAAAAAACTAACTCCTTCTTACAACTACATAGGTAAAGCTGATACTTTTAAAGGTATTAAGACTAAATACACCCTTAGAAAAAAACAAAGAGCTTGGAATAGGACAGATACCTATTGGGAAGATTATCATTTATCACAAGAATTACTGGATTTCTACAATGTTCAGCCTTTAGAGCACTATTGGAAAAGCCAAGGTGACTATTTGAATTTAGTGTATTCTTATAAAGATAATATATTTGACCCAGCTTACTCTTATGAGGAAATTAATGGGTATAGGAAGATTTTAAGGCCCTATGCAACTAAACTACAGAAGTGGGATAGTTGTATGCCTAGGCAAATAATAGAGGGTTACAATCAACTAGAAAACACTGGAGATATATGTTTAATTACTTCTTCAAGAAAAGATACTATGGTATGGAGATCTTTTGGAATTAATGCATGTAATCCTGGTAGTGAAACTATGTTTTTAACAGATAATTGTTTAGAGCTATTGAAAAATAGATTTAAACAAATTATAATTAACTATGATAATGATGAACAAGGAATTAAATCTATGAATAAATATTCATTAGAGTATAATCTACCTATGTTTATAATACCAAAATCACCTGGAATAAAAGATATTTCTGATTTAGTTTACTTCAAAGGAGAAGACTTTACTCAGAAAACAATAAACAATTTAAAAAATAATTTAGTATGGAACCAAATTTAGATTTTGACAATGAAACAATGAATAATAATGAAGATAATAATACACCAACAGCAGAAATAACTGTAATTAGAATTCGTGAAACAGAATTATGGGGATTGCGTGGTAAAGGCTATGATAGAAAGCAAATAGCTAACTATTATGGAGTAACACCTCAAGAACTTTATCAAGTTATGGTAGATTTTGGAATGGTTAAAGCTAGAACAGCTTCTGAAAATCCAACTTACATCATTGAACCTGTTAGAGATATGGTAATACTACCTGATTTAGCTCCTGCATTAGTAGAAGCATAATTATTTAAGGGGGCTATGAAAATAGTCCCCTTTTAATTTATGGAAGAATTAAAAAAATATTTAGACAGTCGTTTAAAAGTTCTAAATAAACTTTTAAATGCAGAGTGTGGAGTAGTGACTAATGATGCTTTTGAGGATGTTAGAATACTAGGTCAAATAGCAGAAGTAGAGGGTTTCCTCAAAGTAATAAATAAATTAAACGATGGCAAAGTACATAGTAGTTGATTTTGTAAGAGAGGCTAGTCCTCTTGTAGATAAATCAGAAAAAATAGGGTTTAATGATAGTGATAAATATCCTTATTTAAATATGCATCCTACTAATTATGGTGTATATAGAACAGGAGAAAAATCTGCAATAGTAGCTTATATTCCTACTCATTTAGAAGATCAGGAAAAACAAGCTGAATACCTATGTAAGGCATTAAATAAATAAAATGAGAGGTAAACGATTTAAAATTAAAAATAAAAATGAACTTCCTGATGTAAAAATTAAAAAAACCAGAGTTAAACCACAGAGAAATCACAAAGTAGGTAATGCTCAGAAAGTAATTTATGATGAAATTCAATTTCAAAGTAATTTAGAAAAGAATATGTACATTCTACTTAGAGATAGTGGAATGCAGTTTAATAAGGATTTCTTTTATGAGAAAGCTTTTGTAACTTTAGTAGAACCTTTTGTTATAACTAATGAAATATGGATCAATAAAAAATCAACTAAAACTTATCTAATGGATTCCAAGTCTGTTAGGAAGATGATTTATACTCCAGATTTTACAGAAAATATAGACCCTACTAAAGCTAAATGGATAATAGAAACTAAGGGAAATCCTAATGAATCTTTCCCATTGAGATTTAAACTATTTAAATTATGGTTATCTAAAAATAACCCAACTTGTAAAATATATGTACCTTCTAATAAAACTCAATGTGAACAAACAATAAATTTGATAACAAATGAAGTTAGTAGTTGATGGAGATAGTATTTGTTTTATTTGTGGATGGAATACTGTACTTAAAGCTTGGGATACTGATTATGATAGAGTTATATTAAATGTTAATAATTTAGTTAGTAAGATATTAATTAATACTAAAGCAAATGAGTATTTAGGTTTTGTTGGACAAGGTAGAGGATTTAGGAAAGAGTTATTTCCTGATTATAAGAGTAATAGGGATGGAGCAGTTTATCCACCTTATTTAGGTCAAATTAAGCAACATTTAGTTGATTACTGGAACTTTGTTAAAGTAAGTAAATTTGAACCTGATGACGCTGTTTCTATCTTAAAACATAGAAATAAAGAAGTTACTATAGCAGCTATAGATAAAGATATAATTTATAATATTCCAGGTGAGCATTATAATTATAAAACTCATCAATGGATAAAAACATCTAGGATAGATGCTAATTTAACTTTCTGGAAATCAATGATTTTAGGAGATACAAGTGATGGAATTAAAGGCATTCCAAAGAAAGGGAGTGTCTATGCAGAAAAAGTTTTTGAAGACCACATATTAAAAGATTATAAAACAATAGTATTAAACGCATATACACAGCATTATGGAGAATATGAGGGGGTAAAAGAATTTTACAAGAGTTATATACTTCTAAAAATGTTAGAAGTGGATGATGACTTTAATCCAGAGTTTGTACCTTTGGATGTAAATAAATTAAGTATATGAGTTTTAAACTAGGAGATGCAAATAAAACAATAGCGTATTTATTGCCATTCTTACACCAGAATGGTAAAATGAATTGTGATAGCTTTTTTAGTAGGAATGAGATGAATTTCCCTACTAATTTGTTTGTCAATGCATTTAATAGATGCGAGGAATTTCCAGAAATGGAAGAACATCTATTTTTATTATATAGATTTAGTACTAATGTTCTTTTTCAGAATTTTGAAAAGAAATTAGGGTATCTTCCGGAGTATGTGCAGGTTTATGATCCTGACAAATATCATAGAATGTTTATATTCAAACTTAATCCAGAGTATATTGAATCTTTAATTAAATTTAAAGAAGGTAAGTTTTCTAAAATTAAGGAAGAACATAAAAAAATAATAATGGATTTTCATAGGTTGGATAGGAAATATATTGAGAACCCAGATAAAAATAGAAATATTATTTCAGGGACTTTATATAAACAAAAGTGGAAAAAAGAACAGATAGAAGAAGAATTTTTAAATGATCCTAGTGTTCATAAATCTTCATGGATTAGGTTACCTAGTGATGCTGAGTGTTCTTCTATACCAAATGATGAAGCAGAAACTTATTACAATAAATATAAAGTACATGACACAGGATTGGGAATCACTGCTTAAAGAAGAATTTAGTAAAGAATACTTTGTAAAGCTTAAAAGTTATATATCTAGTGAAAGAAAAATAAAAACAATTTATCCATCCCCTGAAAATATCTTTAAAGCTTTTAACACAAGTTACATTGATACTAAAGTAGTTTTACTTGGCCAGGATCCATATTTTAATGGACAAGGTGTAGGATTATCTTTTTCTGTAAAACAGGGAACTGTAATACCTCCATCATTAAAACAAATTCTTCTAGCAATAGAGAATAGTTGCTATGATGGGTTAAAAATAGACTACACCTCTGATTTACAATATCTAGCTGACCAAGGAGTTTTATTATTAAATAGAATACTAACTGTTGAAAAAGGAGTTCCTTTATCACATAAAAATATAGGCTGGGAAACATTTACCTCTAAAATTATACAACTACTAAATTTGCATCCTTACAATATTATTTATATCTTAGCAGGCAAAGAAGCCCAGTCTATAATACCAATGATTGATGATAGACATATAGTCATTGAGTTAGAACATCCGGCTTTTGCTTCTAGGCAAAATAGAGATTGGAAGTATGATGATTGTTTTAATAAAGTTAATACTTTGTTAGAGAATCAAGGGAGAAATCCTATAAAATGGTAATTTATGAATAATAATGAAAGAGTAATGAGAGTTGTAGCTTATTTTAACTACAAACCTTCAAACATAAAGAGTTCTTTTGAAAGAATTTCAAAGAAAACTGGAGAAACTAATTCAGAAGTAATCAAACTTGCTAAAGAATTCATTAGAAACAGTAATAAGAGTGTAGATGTTAATTTAGAACCTTATAAAGATGGTGATAAAAAGAATATACTAATTATTGGAGATACCCATGAACCTTTTACTAAAGAAGGCTATTTAGCTTTTTGTAGGAAAGTTCAAGAGGAGTATGATTGTGGTACTGTAATTCACATAGGGGATTTAACAGATAATCATGCTGTTAGCTATCATGAGAAAAGTCCTGATGGGATGTCAGCAATTAATGAATTTAATGCAGCTAAAGCAGCTTGTAAAAATTGGTATTATACTTTTCCTAATGTAAAAATTTGTATTGGGAATCATGATGCTTTACCTTTTAGAAAAGCTTTTACAGCTGGATTACCTGAAGGTTGGTTAAAAAGTTATCAAGAATTATTAGAAAGTCCTCCTACTTGGGAATGGAGTTTTAAGCACATTATTGATGGGATTATTTTTCAACATGGAACTGGTTTATCTGGAGAAATGGCAGCTATTAATACTGCAAGAGAAAATAGACAATCTACAGTAATAGGTCATTTGCATACAGTATGTAATACTAGGTATTTGGCTTCTTATAAAGATTTAATATTTGGTATGTCAGTAGGTTGTGGAATAGATCATGAGAAGTATGCTTTTGCTTATGGTAAAGAGAATTCTCGTAAACCTGTTATTTCTTGTGGAGTAATAATTAATGGGATTCCTATTAATATCCCAATGACTATTTAAAAATAAAATACAATGATAGAAGTAAAATTACAGTTTGAAAATCAAATGTTGTACGATAGGTTTGTAGCTACTGTAGTAAATAAGCAGCTAATAGTGCAACATATAGCACCTGGAGATGCTTATTTAGAATATGACCATGAAACTAAAACTGGTAAAGTAAATTTAAAGAAATGAGAAATCCCAAGAGAATTCCTATTATCATTAAATTCTTTAAAGAAAATCCTTATGAATTGGATAAATTTTTAGGAGAAGAAGTTGCTAACGAAGAAACCATTATACTACTAAAACAATATTGGAAAACAGTTCCTGATCAAAGAATGGGGCAATTATTAGTAAATTTAGGGATGAATATTAAACCAAGTTGTTGGATTAAAGAAGAAGTGGATTGGTTAATTGAACATGGTTATTTTAAATTTGAAGAACTACATTTTTGGGGTACTAATTTCTATAAAAATGGAAAAAGAAAACCTAAAACAGTTTATAAACTATTAAAGGATTTAGATTTAGACCATATTGAGAATATAATTAAATTTAATAAAGAAAGAGGTCAACAAATTGATCAAAGGTATTTAAAATACTTTTATAAAAGAATACAAGAAAATATATGAATATAGGATTGCAAGTATTAAGTGATGTGGTAACATTTAATAAATATGCTAAATACATACCACAAATTAAAAGAAGAGAAACTTACGATGAAATTATTTTAAGATATTTACAAATGATGGTAGATAAATACCCTGATTTGGCAAGTAATATTATGAGAAATGGTCAGTATATTTTTGATAAGAAAGTTTTACCTTCAATGAGAGGTTTACAATTTGCTGGAATGGCTATTCAAAAGAATGAAGCTAGAATATATAATTGTTGCTATGCTCCTGTAGATGACTATAGGGTATTTGGAGAAATAATGTTCCTTCTATTAGGAGGTACAGGTGTAGGATATAGTGTTCAAAATAAGCATGTTGAAAAACTACCTGAAATTAAAGTTCCAACTAAAGAGCAAAAGTTCTTAATTGGAGATAGTATTGAAGGTTGGGCTGATGCAGTTAAACATTTAATGGGGAGTTACCTAGGCTATAGGAACACTCTTCCAAGATTTGATTTTAGTGATATTAGACAAAAGGGAGTTAGGTTAATTACTGCTGGTGGTAAAGCTCCGGGGCCTGAACCTTTGAGAAAATGTTTATTTGAAATACAAACTATTTTAAGTAGAAAATCTAATGGAGATAGGTTAACTGATATTGAGGTTCATGATATTATTTGTCATATAGCTGATGCAGTATTAGCTGGAGGTATTAGGAGAGCAGCTTTAATTTGCTTATTCTCTGCTGATAGTGAGGCTATGTTATCTTGTAAATTTGGTAACTGGTGGGAACTTAACCCTCAACGTGGTAGAGCTAACAACTCTGCTGTTCTTGTAAGACATAAAATTACTAAAGAGTTTTTCTTAGATCTATGGAAGAAAATTGAATTAAGTGGAAGCGGTGAACCTGGTTTCTATTTTACCAATAATCCTGATTGGGGCACTAATCCTTGTGTAGAAATAGCTTTAAGACCTTTCCAATTTTGTAATCTTTGTGAGGTAAATGTTTCTAATGTTGAATCTCAAGAAGATTTAAATAATAGAGTTAGAGTAGCAACTTTCTTTGGTACTTTGCAAGCTTCATTTACAGATTTTCATTATCTACGTCCTATTTGGAAAAAGACTACAGAAAAAGATGCATTAGTTGGTATTGGTATGACAGGTATTGCTAGTATGGAAGTATTTAAATATAACCTTACAGAAGCAGCTAATGTTGCTTTCTTAGAAAATATTGAAGTAGCTCAGACTTTAGGAATTAATAGAGCAGCTAGGATTACTTGCGTAGATTTTTGCGCCTTTAATTAGAGATAATTATCGAAAAATTTCCTTAATTGCTGGAAACTCCTAATTTTTTATTATATTTGTATAATAAAAGATGGACAATCAGCAGCCAAGCCTACAGTCTGTAGGAAGGTTCAACGACTATCCCGTAAGGGAGTACACTCAAGTGAGTGGAAACAGGAAACATCTGAAAAAGATGGTGATATAGTCTAATCTTTATAGTAATATAAAGTAGTTTATGTATAAATTGTATAAAATAGTTAATTTGAAAAATAATAAAGTGTATATAGGTATGACAAAAAATTCTTTAGAAAAAAGATTTTACCAACATTGTTTTATATCTAAAACAAGAAATACTTCTTTATACAATTCTATGAAAAAACATGGAATTGAAAATTTTAAAATTGAATTATTAAATACCTATAATAATAAAAAAGATTGTTGTAAAGCTGAAATTGAAAATATTTTATTAAATAAAAATAATTCTTATAATTTAGCAAAAGGTGGTGAAGGTGGTTTTGTAGTAAATAATATTGAAGATTGGAAATCTAAATTGTCAGAAAAAAGACAAGGTAGAAAACCTTCTTTAGGTATGAATCATTCAGAATCAAATAAACAATTATTTTCAAAAATATCTAAACAATATTGGTTAGAAAATAAAATTTACAACAACGAAGAAATATTAAAATTAAGTTTTAAAGAAGCAAAATTAAAATTTAATATTAGTAAAACACATTATTATAGAATACATAGACAGTTCAGAATTAACGCTTCTGAATGAATATAAATGAAAACCAAGTGGTACTACAAGCTGTGTATTAGGTACTTCATCAGGAGTTCATGCTTGGCATAATGACTATTATATTAGGAGAATGCAGATGACTAAGTCTGAAGATTTGTATAAATATTTAGCTTATAATCATCCGGAATTAGTTAAAGATCATTTACTTCTCCCTAATTCTGCAGTAGTAGAAATTCCTATTAAAGCACCTGAAGGTTCTGTATTAAGAACTGAAACTGCTATTGATACTTTAGAAAGAGTTAAAAAACTATCTCAAGAATGGATTCAACCTGGTCATATTCATGGAGATAATTCTCACAATGTTAGTGCTACTATTTCTATTGATAAAAATAGAACTTATATGGCATTTGATATGAATGATGGAAAAGGTACTCAATATTCTCAAATTGAGAATGGTTATTTAGATGAATGGCAAGTAGTTGGAGAATGGATGTGGCAAAATAAAAAACATTATAATGGTTTAAGTGTATTACCATTTGATGGTGGTAGTTATTCCCAAGCTCCATTTGAAGATATTACTGAAGCTCAGTACAATGAATTAATTAAAAACATTACTTCAATTGATTTAAGTAGAATTGTTGAAGAAGATGATGTTACTACACTAGTTGATGAATTAGCTTGTGGTGCAGATGGTTGTGTAATTTTTTAAGCATGTATGAGTAATGTAAGATTTATAGGGTGTTTGCATTTAGGACATAAGTCTATAGCTATACATAGAGGTTTTAATGATGATTTTTATCATGATGAAAAACTAATTGATAGTTGGAATTCAGTTGTTAATAAAAAGGATTTAACTTATATTCTTGGAGATATTGCTATGGAAACTGATAAACATTATTATAAATTAAATAGGTTGAAAGGTAGAAAAATAGTTGTGCTAGGTAATCATGATTTACCTAAGCACACTAGAAATTTATTAAACTATGTAGAAAGTGTTGCAGGTATGGTAAAATATAAAGGTTATGTTTTAACTCATGCTCCTATACATCCTAATGAAATAGGGTTTTGTAAAGGTAATATACATGCACATGTTCACGATAATAAATTACATGAAGTTGAAATAATGAGTAAATATTTAGATGAAGATTCTGTATTGATAAAAACTTTACATAAATATCATTGTGTAGATGCTAAATTAATCAATTTCAAACCTATATCTTTAGAAGAATTAGAACATGGGAAAATCTTATAGGAAAGCAAAAATATTTCCTAATGCTGGAAGCAGTGAAAAAAAAGATAAACAATTAGCTAATAGAAAATTTAGAAGGATTAAAGCAGATGAATTTAATGAGGATGAACTTCCATTAGATTTAGATGAAGTATCTGATAAATGGAGTATGTCCAAAGATGGTAAACATTATTGGAAAAATGCTACTAAAAGACAAATGAGTAAATGAGTAGTCAAATAAATATTTGGAAAACTCAATATTATGGAGGGATTTATAATGAAAGACACTATTTTAGAGTTGTTGATTATAAATCCCCTAAAGTAATATGGGAACAAGGGTTAGGAGTTTTAAAAGATTTATTAACTCCAGAAGAATATCTTCAACTAGATAAGATTGAAGAATTAATAATAAAACAATATAATTTAATTAAAGAAAATGACAAAGAAAACAGTAAATAAGAAACCAGTACTTGATGTTTCAGTACCACAAGTAGAAAAAGTAGTGCCAATTACTCAATTACTTGAAGAAAAAATTGAAGATTTAAATCATGCAATGATAAATTTAAGTGGAGAAGTAGTTACTTATAAGAATACTATATCTGAACTAAGATCTTCTAATCAAAGTTTATCAACTAGATTAAGAAATTCAGAAGCTATTATTAAATCTTATTCAGAAACTTTTGCTAAACAAGATATTGAAATAGAAAGATTTAAAATTAGTTTAGGAAGAATTCCTAATTGGATTAAAAGTTTATTTAATGTATGAAAGTAAATATTAAAAAATTGCATCCAAATGCAATTATCCCTAAGTATGCTAAACCTGGAGATGCAGGTATGGATTTATATGTAGCTGATTTTGAATTTATTCTTAATGAAGAATATGGTGATCTTGTTGGTCTTAAAGTTAATTCTGGAATAGCTGTTGAAATACCTGAAGGTTATGTAGGATTAGTATTTCCTAGAAGTGGTATTAAAAATACGGGTAATAGATTATCTAATTCTGTAGGAGTTATTGATAGTGGTTATAGAGGTTCTATACAAGCTTATTTTGATGTAATTGATAGAGATTTACAACTTTATACAGTTGGAGATAGATTTGCTCAACTAATGATAATACCTTATCCTAATGTAGAATTTGAAGAAGTAGATGAATTATCTTCCTCTGAAAGAGGTGAAAGTGGATTTGGTTCCAGTGGAAAATAAATTATGACACAAGAAAAATTTGATGGAATAGTTGACAATACTTGCAAAAGTATTGTCAACACTTTATCTGTAAAAGGTAGAGAATATACAAGAAACAATAATCCTCTTCATAATTTTGAAGTAGGGGCAACTATGTCTAATCAGACTAGAGAAAAAGTATTGTATGGATTTGCTTTAAAACATTTAATTAGTTTAGCTGATATTAGAAATGATATTGAAAAAGGTAAATTACCTTCATTAGAAACTATTGAAGAGAAATTTGGTGATGCTATTAATTATTTGATTTTAGAGAAAGCTAGTTTAATTGATAGATTAGATGGAAAATAAAGTTGAATTAATTGGCTGTTATGGAAGTGATGAAATAATCTGTCTTTCAGCCTGGACAAGTACCTCAAGAAATCTTACTTCAGAGAAAAGAGAAAGAATATCTGCATTAATAAACCAGTTATGGAGTAATGGTCATGAAACACCTTTTGAGAAGGCTACAGTGCATTTTTTAGTAGATTGTGATATTGCATCCCATATACACTTATTAAAGCATAGGATGGCTTCTATTAATGCAGAGAGTGCTAGGTATAAAGAGTTAAAAGAAGATAAGTATTATATTCCTAATGATTTTAAAGAAGTAAAAATATCTAAAGATGTACTTATTGATGGAGAATCTGATTTTCCTTTTTCAGCTAATAAATATACTTGGTATGAAGTTTTAAAAGAATTTACAGAAAATTCTAATAGACTTTATCATGAATGTCTTGAAGATTTAACTCCTATACTTGGTAGAAAAAGAGCTAAAGAATCTGCTAGATACTTTAAAACTTACAATTCTCAAATACAAGCTGATGTACAATTTAATATGAGGTCATTTGCTAACTTTTTAAAGCTTAGAAATAGTGAACATGCACAGCTAGAAATTAGGATAATTGCAGAAAAAATGTTATCTTTAGTACAGAATATACAAGGTAATCCCTTTAAGCATACTCTTAAAGCTTGGGGTATTAAAAAATAAATTAAATGAAAGTAATAAAAAAAGTACTTGAAAAGGTATATGAAAACAAAGAATTAAGAAAAAGTATAGTACCATTATTTATAGGTAATCCAGGATTAGGTAAAACAGTATTAATAGATGAATTTGCAAAAGAAAAAGGAGTTAAATTAGTAGAATTAATTACTTCACAAATGTCACCATTTGAGATTAGTGGTATTGCTATGCCTGACAAAGATCTTAAAAAGATGATTTATTATAATTTTGATAAACTAGAAAGTTTGCAAGATGGAGATATTTTATTCTTTGATGAGTTATTGAATGGTAATCCAATAGTATTAAATGCATGTTTAACTATTTTAGAGCAGAGAAAGTTAATATCTGGTAAACCACTTCCAGATATATTAATTTGTGCAGCTGCTAACCCACAAGGTATGACTCCTTTAACACCTCAAATTAAAGAAAGATTTGTTTGGTATGATGTTAAATTTGATAAAGCTATGTGGATTAAGTATATGCAAGATAAATACTTTGTTTCTCCGTCTATAGGTAATAAGTTATCAAAATTAATATCTGATGAGAGTTTTGCTGGTAATAATTTTTACACTCCTAGAAGTGTAGATAAAGCTGTTAATATGATTATTAACAAAGTACCTACTCCTTATGAGGATGTATTAAATCCTATATTAGAAGAACTATTTACCAATCCATTTGAAGAAGAAGTTCAACTAGATGAAGAAAGAGTTCTATTACCTAGTGAAATGATTAAGTGGATTGATTTAATTAGGTATAAAAAATTAACAAAAACTAAAAAATGAAATTATTAGAAAGTAAAAGAATGCAACTTCCTAAAATATTCTTTGTTACAAATTCAGAAGAAATAAAAGCACTTCCAATTGGAGTTCCATTTATTCTTGGTGATGAAAGTAATGAAGAATATTTAGTAAGATTGCTAGAATATGAAATACTTTATCAATCTGCTGTAAAATCAGGGTTTCCATTTAACTTTAGAACAATATTAGAAGAAAATGGTTATTCTGTAAAAAGATTTGATTATCAAAAACCTTCTTATTTAGACTATAAAACTGAAGGAATGAATTCAAAAGCTGTTGATAGTTCAATTCCTGAATATCCAGGAGAAGGTATTAGAGAATATATTAAAGATAGTGCTGCTTATGTAGATATTGAAAAACTTAAAGAGTTAAATGTATTCCCTTTATGGTTAAATGATATTGAAAAAGCTATTAGTACAAACATTCATAATTTTGCTGTATTTAATAATAATATGTACAACAAAAAATTAGAAGGTATGTATGGAGGATTGGAGTTAACTTCTCCTCAAAAGAATCTTATTATTATAGATATTTCCGGAAGTATTCCAAAAGCTGTATCATCAACAACATTGACACTAGCTAAAAATTTAGCAGAAACTTTTTATGCTGACTTACTAATTACAGGTAGTAAATCTACTTTGTATCATTATGAAGAATTATATAAGTTAAATATAGATACTATATATGCTGAAAATGAGATGGATAATGATCAAGCTTGGTTTAAGAAACTAGTTACACAAGAAGAAAAACATTATAAAACAGCTATTGTTTTTGGAGATAATCACTCTCCTTGTTATCCTTGGAGTAATAAGTTTAATAAAGGTTGTAAAACTATAAGTCGTGAGGATGGTAAAAAATTATGTAAATGGAAAATACAGAAACTAATATCTTTTCACACAACATCAACATCAAACATTGCAGGGTACGCTGATTGGTTTACCCCTGAAGAAACTCAACATATAAGTGATTGGGTTAAATATTTAAATTAAAATAAAAACATGAATACTTTTTTAAAAGCAACAGAATTAAAATTAATTAACGGTGGTTACCTTTCAGATAGTGCAGGAAATCCAGTATCAAATACAGAGTTTGTAACTGCTCAAAAGAATGCTGAGTATGTAATGGTATTTGCACAAATGGCTAAAGGTAAAGACTTTAGAGGAAAAAAAGCTGATAGCTTATCTGCTTTAAAAGCAGAAGTTCAAGATTATTTTAATAATTCTCGTCCTACAATCTTTATAGAAAAACCAAAAGAAGTAGCTAAACCAATGCATAGTTCTCTAGCTAAAGAAGCTTTGGAATTTATTAAGTTCCAGGAGAGTTCTAGTAAAGTAGATAAGATTAATAATTTCTTACAACAGTTTAATGTTATCAATGAATTTGAAACATTTGGATTATTCTTTACTCAAGACATTGTTAAATTAACACAGATTTATACAATAGATCAAATTAAAGAAGCAGTAACATCAGTAATTGATTTAATAGACTAAAAACTAACAAGGGTTGTTATTTAATTATAACAACCCTTTTAAAATTATGAAAGAACAAATAAACTCAGCTATTCAATGGCTAAAAGACCAACCTATTAAAGGTTGTATTACAGGAAGTTGCCTGTTAGATTATTATGAAGGACAGGATGTAGATATTTTTGTTTATGATGAGAAATCATTTATTAAACTATTATTTGCAATGCACCATTCACCAATGTTTAATATATTGGACCCATTAGAGAAATGGAAATTTAATCAATATATAGATGTAAATGATTCTACTTTTTACAAGTTTGGATTAATTACTATTAAATTTATGTACAATACTTGTGTTCCTGTGAATATAGTATTAAAGAAAAAGTGTCAGGATATATTTTCAGTGATTTCATCTTTTGACATAGACATTATTTGTAGGGGTTATGATATTCAAACTCAACAATATTTAGATCTATCTCAGAATTTACCAGATAAAACAGCTACTTGGAATAGATGGAATACTGCTTTTAGTAGTGATGAAATCTGGCAAATAAGTAGAATACTAAGACAGTTAGAAAGATGTTTTAAATATCATAAGAGAGGTTATAATACAGATTTAATTGTATTAAAATACATTGAATTAATTGAGAAGTTAGAAGAATTTGAAAGCTGTTTTAATTCTGAAAATTTTAATGAAAAACTAAAAGTAACTAAAGCTAACATAGCTATAGTAAAACAAATTTGCCAACTATGGTTGGAAACACATGAAATAACTGATGAGCAATTGGAGTTATTAAAAATAAAAATGAAGGAAATATGAGATTAACATTAGATGATCTTTTGAATGCTTTACAAAATCCTAATACAAAGGGAGTAAAGTTAGAAAATAATAGAGATACTTGGGCAAGAATTGGTAATGGAGATTCTTTTAGTGAATTAGGAATGGAAACTTCTGCATTAAAAGCATTCTTACAAGAATGGATTGATGAAAATCCATATATGAACATCGGGTAATTATGAAACAGAAATTAGTAGAATTTATAGAAAATAATAGTTTAAACTTTAACACTTCAGGAAGTGGTTTAAATTCAGCTTGTGTAATTATATCAGGATATGCTTTATATTTGCGTATAGAGAGCACTGAAGTTATTAAAGAAGCTATTGGTGAGGTATTTCCTAAATCAATAGGAAATTTTGAGAAAGAATTAGATAGAGTGTTTGAATATGCTCAAAATAATAATTATGGTAATTATTGGAAAACAACAGAAGCCGGATTAATATACAAATTTTAATATGAAAAACTGGGAAACAAATGAAGACTTTTTAAAGTCTGTAGAAAAACCTACATACGAAGGTAGGTATTGTGCAATTCCTCATGATTTATTTATTGATGAAATTAATAATCAATTAGCAATCAAAGGAATGGAAATAGAAAGTAAGAAGTATTTAGTAGCTAATAGAGGTCAAATAATGATTGGTGAATATGGTATTAAAGCTGATGATACAGAAATGAATATTAGTATTTCTTTTAGGAATAGCTATAATAAACAAGTTTCTGCTGCTATTAAATCAGGTGCTATTGTACTTGTTTGTAGTAATGGTATGTATAGTATAAGAGGAGAATCTTTTAAAAGAAAGCATTTAGGTGTAGATGCTTTTGCAGATACTCAAAGAAATATTTCTTTATCTATTGAGAGTGCAGAAAAAGAATATAAGAAACTATTGCAAGATAGGGATGAGTTAAAAGAAATAACTGTAACTAAGAAAATAATAGCAGAACTTGTTGGGGATATGTACCTTAATGAGTCTATTATTACAGAAACTCAATTATCTTTGCTAAAGAATGAATTGAAGACTTCAAAGCATTTTACAGAAGATAATGCTTGGTGTTTCTATAATAATGTTACAGAAGTATTAAAAGATAATCACCCTATGAATTACATGAGGCAACATTTGAAAGTTTATAGTTATTTGAGTGATAATTTTGATCTTACTAATAGACCTAAAATTTATAAACAACTTTTATTATCGTGAAATCTTTCTTATTAAAAGGAAAACAACCCATTATTAAATGGGGTATGCTACCAGATCAAGTTTATTTTGAAGGGGAAGTTCCTGAAGGTTACTCTTTAGCAGTTTCCCCTTCAGGAAACTATATTGTAGTAGATGTTGACAGACATGGGGATACTAGTGGGTTTGAGAATATTCCTCATTTAGTACAAATGGAATTAGATAAAACTTTGCAATACCCTACTAAAAATGATGGCAAGCATTATTGGATGTATTACTCAGGTGATAAACCTTTAGGGAATAAAACTAGTGGATTGGGAATAGATTTAAGAACTAATAAGGGTTATGTAGTATGGTATCCTAAAACAGATATAAGAAACTGTTTAGATCAAATACAACCTACTTCTGAGAATATGAACCAATGGTTAGAAAAATTGTTCTCTTATAAATAATATCTAATATATTATACATTAACTGTTAAAACAATGGTTAATGTATAATATATTATACAAAATAAAAATTATGAAACAGAAAAAAATTGATGAAATTATATTAGAAATATATGATGTTCTATATAAAAATGCTGAACCATCAGCTAATTTTAGACAACTAATAGAAGATGGTGAAACTGTTAAACCTTTTTGGTTTATGAATTATTATCTAAGTGATAATGAACAAGAAGTAATTATTGAGGAGATATTAACCAAGCATAAGATTAAAGACAAGTATAAAAGAAGATCATTTAAACTTAGTGTTATGCTAGGTTGTAGTCCTACTGGTACAAAGAAAGAAATTAAATAACCCCTATTGGGGTTATTTAGTTGTCATTTTCATATACTTAATTGCATTTTCAGGATCTGAGTTAACTCCATTATATCCCCAAAACTTTAAAAACTTGGCCCATAATTTACTATCTCCTTTTTCCCAAATACCACTATCTCTTTTATAAACTGCAAAAGGATCTGTCATTTGAGTTAAAAGAGAAGATAATCTATCTAATACAGAAAATACTGGAATTGGATTTTTAACAGTTTTATAAACTTCTTTTACAGAAGGCATACCTAAGAAATTTTGAGGATCTCCAAATGTTCCATAAATACCTAATTCACTATTAATCCTCATTGATAAATACAATAAATGTTTTAATTTAGCTTTCTCATCATCATCTCCAGCTTCCATTAAACTATTTAAAATAATAATAAACATACCACTAGCTGCAACAATTAATAATTCTCTTCTAGCTCTTCTTAAATTTTGTTTTTCTGCAGGGCTATAATACCCATTATCAACTCCGGCTATAAATCTACTTAGTTGTTTAACATCAGTTGCTAAATGTTTATAAAAAGTTATCCAATATCCTTCAGTTATAACTCCTAATTCTTGATCAATACCTTTAGACTTATACCTTTTCTTAATTCCTGGAAGTAAGAATTTTTTATACATGGTTAGTAATTTACCTGCTGAATATCTTTCAATTTGAATTTTATCCTGGGAATTATATATACCATGCATTCTTTTATTCAACCCATGTAATGTAGATTGTATATCTCTTGAAATAAGTCCATTTTCTGAAGGTGCTTGAATGTTTACCCCCTCTTTTAGCTTTATTTCGCCAGTTGTTTTATCTAATGTATATGCATCAAATAAAGTAATAACTTCTCCTTTATTAGTAGTTACTTTAGTATCTAATAACATAGCTATCATAGTTCTAACTTGAATAGCATGTTCCCCTTGCTGTTGCATAAAAAACCAAGTATCAGTATTAAATAACTTTTTAAAAGCAGTTTTAGAAATATTTCTTCCTGCAGAATCTTTATACTCTCCTTGCATAGGATCATATAAATCTACTAGCTGACCTAACAAACTTTTAGAGTAAGGAGAATTAAAATCTTTAATAAAGTTTGTAATATTACCATCATAAATAGCTCTTGATTTTAACCAGGCTGTATCTGAAAAAAATTGTTTAGCAGCAGACTCCATTAGAGCTTGTATGTTAGCTTGTAAATAATTGGCCACACTACCTATAGGATTACCACCTACTTGTGTCACAGAAGCAAAACTCATTAATCCTCCAATTAGTTTATCTACTGGAACCCCTAAAACTTTTTGATCAGTTTTTATATCTAATTTTCCATAGATTTGATTATCTATGTGCATAGCTAATAATGAAGCTATGTTATTACCTCCTAGTTTTTTCTTGTATTTTAAGAATTCATCTTTAACTCCAGCTTTTTCAACTAAGGCATCTACATATTTATTGCCAGCATCATCTGTTTTATAAGGAGCATTCTTAGTTACATTTTCTAAAAGCATTTCTCCAACATTAGCCATTTTAGATTTAACTTCATATTCTAAAGATTCAGCTTCATACATAACTATAGACTGTATTAAGTCCAAAGAAACATCATCAGCTTTCATGTTAAAGTTAAATATCATAGGAATGGTTTTACCATCTTCCCCATACTTACTAACTTCTTCATCTTTAAAAGAAATTAATTCACTTCCTACATATTTTAAATGGTTAACTAATCCTTTATCAGTAACACTATCCCAACCTGATTTCTTAATAGATGGAAGAATATAACCCATTTTATGAGGTAATCTTTCCTGAGATTTAAAATAAGAAGCTACTAAAAATTTATAGTATTCAAATTTAGGAGATGCTTTTAATTGCTCATATTTATCATTCTTAAATTTAGTAGGGTTGAGCATTAAAAATTCTTTATCATAAGTAGTTCCAGTTTCACTAGTATAACCATTTGATTTATTAATAAAATTAGTTAAATCATTCTGAGATATAACACCTTCTTCTACAAGCTTTTGTTTTTCTTTAATTAAAGTGTCTATACTTTTCTGTAAAACAATTCTCTCTTGTGTAACAGGGTTAATTACAACTACATCTTCAGACTGAGGTATTCTAACAAAGTTATCTTTATAAAAGTTTCTCCATAATGATTTTTCATCAGCTACATTATCTGCTAAATTTAATCTCTTATAGTGGTTAGCTTTAACCTGATTGTATTTATTATAATCTATTTCAGATACAAAAGACATACTCTCACTAAATACTGGAGAACCTTGGTCATCTAACTTTTCAAAAACATTAACTTTTTCATACAACCCTTGATTGTAATCAGAAGGATTATCTTTATTTCCAAAAGAAGTTTTTTCAAAAGCTGCTCCAGCTTCTCTTTCAAATTTAACTAGTTTTTGTCTAGCATCTTCCATTTTATCTTTTAATACTCTATCAAAAGAAGAAATTAATTCATTAGAACTACTAGCAGCAGGAGTAAACCAAGTATCTAACCAAGCTATATCTTCTGAACTTCCATATTTTAAACTTTTTATTAAAACATCTCTTGTAATCCCCTTCTCAGATTTTAATTTTTTAACATCAAACTCATACTGTTTAGTTAGTTTTTCTTTTATTTTAGGATTAGTAGTTTTGTCAATTCTTTCTTTCTGAAAAACTAAAGTTTTTTCTACTTCTGCATTAGCAGTTTTAGACACACCTTGTAATAAAAAATCAGCTAATAAATCAACACTTTGATTTTGATAAGTTTTATTGATAATAGAAACTCCTTTTTGAATTTCTTCAAGCTTTGAAAACATCTCTGATTTCAAATCTTTATCAGAGTTAGAATCTAATATAAATCTTAGGTCATCTAATATAGGGGAGTATAAATCATTTATAGTTTTAATGTATAAAAGTTTATCAATAGCTTGAGCTTGAGTCAACTCTCCATTAACTATTTTATTATTTAATAAAACAATTTGTGCAGGTAATCCAAGGACAGATATTTTTTTATCTACTCTTGTTATTAATTTATTAGTAAACTGGTAATGTAAAGCGTTAACAAATTCTGTCAATTTTTTAATAGGTTCAGCTTGATTTAAAGTTTCTAATACTTCTTTAGTTTGTAATAAAGCAGCTTGTTTACTTGCAGTATCTGGAAGTTTATTAACACTCTTTAATCTTTTATGTAAAATGATTTTAATATTATTTATCAAAGTAACTTGTTGATCATTATATGTGTTATCTAAACCAGTAGGCTTTGATGGAGCATCATAAAACTGATCTACTATATATGAATAAGCATTTACAGGAACTTCATCTTCAACATAAGCTTCTTCTAAAACATCTTTTTGATTAGGTAAATAAACCGGTAATACACCTAAATCATCTTTTTCAAATACTAACCCATTGGTCAATGCTAATCCTTTATAAATAGATAACTGAGCTGCATGAGTTTGTTTTTTAGAAGCACTTCCATAAGTTTTCATGTAATCAAAAGAAGTAGTAGAGTATTTAGTAGATTTTAAATCTAAGATTTTAACTTTACCTTCTGGAGATATTAACAAAAGATCTAATGTTCCTGCAATCTTGTTATTACTATCACCTAATATAACTTGAGGAATGATTAAATAATTTTTATATTTATCAAGTGACTTTTTTAATTCATCATAAGTTTTACTAAGAGTTTCTTCATTTACTACAACTTCTTCAGCATTATCTTTATCAACTCTAATTTTATGAGCTTCAAGAACATTCTGCACAGCAGAAGATTTATCTACACCATTAACTAATTCTTGTAATAAATCATCAAATTGATTACCAAATTCTCTAGCTTTTCCACCTAAATCTACATCTCCAAAGTATTCAAAGTAAGCTTGTTCTCCATTAGGGCCAGCTAATTTCTTTAAAAAACTAGTAGCTCTTTGATATTTTTGTCCATTAACAGGAGATATATATTCATTTTCTGTACTACCTAACTTTTGCCATTTACTTATTTTATTAATAACATCTATTTGATTAGCTGTAATATTATTACCTGTATTAGCAGCATAATTAGAAATAGCCATAGTTAATGAAGTATTAAATCCTACGTTATTACTAAATTCAGGAGTTGATGGAGCAACTTCATTAGGATCTATGTATTGTTCTAAGTGTATATTACTTAAATCTAGTGTAGTATCAGGGTCTAAAACAAATAAAGCTATATCTTTTAAAGATAGTTCCATTATTTGTTTATCTGACATATTTTTTAAATCAGGAATTAAAAAACTTTTAATATAGTTACAAACTTGTTTCCAAAATCTAGTAGCTATGTTACTTTTTTGAGGAAGGTCTTCTAAGATAGTAATAGATTCATTTTCTATTTCTGTAGTAATAACTTCTCTCCAACCTCTTTCAGTTAGTTTTCCATTAGAATATAATTCACTAGTGTATTTTTTAGTTATTAATTCATTGATTAAACTTTCTTCAGTTCTTTTTTTCAATATATCAGCTTTAAACTGTTTAAAAGATAAAGGCTTAGTTTTATATAACCATTCAACTAAAGGGTGTGTAAACTCATGTAATGCTGAATTAAAGGAACTTTTATTAGTTCCTAGTATAACTATGTTGTCTTTAGGATCATAAGCTCCTGAAGCTTTTTTAGAAAGATTATCATTGAATTCATTTTCACTTAAAATTTTAAAGTTTACTCCAAATTTTTTAAAGAATCTTTGAGCATAAAAAGTTAAGTCAGCTTTAGATAATGGAACTGCATTATTGTTATTACTAAATTCTACAGGTTGTTTAACAAACTCTTTAAACCCATTTATATCTTGTTTAGAACCTAATATGTGAATTTGTTCTGGTTCTTTTACTGCTACCCAATTTATTGCAGGAGTATCGCTAAAAGCTTCTACACCTCTTTCTTTAGCACTTTTTTGATTTATTATAAGAGAATCGTTTTCTACAAGATTAATTTGTTTTAGATTTCCAAATTTACTTAGTTCTAAACTATTACTTTCTATAGGTGTTTGAGAGTTTATAACAGCAGCTACTTCAAATTTTGTTTTACCACCTTCATCTAAATTTGAACCAAAAACTGTAATATCTTTTTTTAATTTAGAAAAATAAATAGCCATATTATAACCTAATTCTTTACTAAATCTTTTAATAAAATTATCAATTTTATTATCGGTTTGATGATAAACAATATCTTTTACTTTACTATCAGGAAATATACTATCAAGATATTGAGAGTATAGTTGTAAAGCTTGTTGTTTTTGTTCAATGAATTTTTCTAAAACTGCTATTTTTTGTTTTGATTTAGTTATAGCATTTTCTTTTTCAGAAGCTTCTCCAAACCCACCCTCAAATTGTCCAGTAGAAGGATTAAATCCTTTAGGTAATCCTGTTTTTTCATCAATGCCTGTTTCTCTAATTGGTGTGGTTTCTTCTTCTAAAAGTCTTTTTTTATAACCTAATAAAATTTTATTTAAATCTAATTTAGATTCATTTATTCCAGATATGAGTAATTTCCAAGAACTTTCTGAATATCCGTAGGGTATAGTTTCTCCTTTATATTTATTATATAATTCAGTACCTCTTACTAAATCAAATAAAGGATTTCTTAACTGTTCAATTAACTGTTCTTTTTCTTGATTAGAAAAATTATTAAATCCTAAAGCTTCATATACTTCATTAGCTAACTCAGGATTAGAATCAAATAGTTCTTCTACTCCTGGTTTAATATTATTTGATTCAGATATAGATTTTGAACTTGCTAGTTTACTATCATCAGCAACATTGCTTACATTATAAAACATGAAACTATTAGTCTGAATTATTTTATTTAATTTTTCAGCAGTAGATACATTAAATTTTTCAGTTTTATATTTGGCTTCTTTATTAAATAATTGTAAAACAGAATTAATAAATTTTTGCCATAATGTAAGTTCAGTTTGAACTTCTTCTTTTATACCTTCTAATAATTTTTTAAAATCTGGATTAGAAAAAGCTTCTGATAAAAATTCATGTTCATCTTTTAAACCATATACAGATCCTTCTTTACCTTGTTGATATGATAACTTTGTTTTATCCTTTACTTGATTTAATAAACTATTTATATTTCTTTTAAAATTAGCATCATAGTTAACAGCTAAATGAGTAACTCCATGTATTAATTCATGAGCTAATAATTGAAAAGCTCCTCTATCTATTCTAAGATTCTCTTCATAAATATAAATAGAATTAGTGTTAGGTTGATACCAAGCTGCTGTATTTTCTTGAGAAAATTCTTTATTAGAAAAAACTACCACTTTTATATTAGTAGCATTTTTAACAGCATCTTGAATAATAGGATTATCAATAAGTTCTGTAGCATACTTTAGTATGTCAGTTGATCCATCATTATAAAATTCTTTAACTATAACAGGTTTAATTCCTCTATCATTTGCTTCTCTTTTATCTCTAATACTTTGCTCAACTTTTTTAGTAATAATTTCTTGTCTATTTTCTTCTGAAATTTCTGATATTTTAGAAGTTAATTTATAAAAACCTTTTACAAATCTTTTAGGAAATTTAAAAGTTTTACCATCAGGCATTTGAAAAATAAAAGTTTCAGATTTACTATTATTTAATTCTTTTTTAACTTGATCAAAAACAGTTGAAGTAAATCCAAATGAAAATATTTTATCAAAATTATCTCTTACAGAACTTTCTACAATATCATTTTGATTTTCTAGTATTTCATAAAAGTTAGGGTAAACTCTACTTTCTCCTATAAACATTATATGTTCAGGATAGATACCTTTTTGATTCATTATTTGTGATAATGATGGATCTCTATCTCTTGAAAAACCACCAAAGAAAGCAAAATCTTTTTTAGTAGTATCATACTGTATAGAATCAAAAGTAATATCTTCTATACTTTTAACATTTGATCCTGTAGCTTTATTAAATAACATTAAAGCTAAATCATCATCTTTTAATAATGAACTATCAAAATTACCACTATTACTATTTGAAAATATTTGTACACTAGAATTTAAAACCTCTTTAACTCCTGGGTCTATTGATAGACTAGTATCATACGATGTTGCATCTGGAATTTGATTATTATTTTTCCAATACTCTTTCCAAGCTTGCTGTTCCCCTATTTTAGCTGTTAAAGCTTTCCATTCAGGACTATTTATATTAGGACATGTCATATTATTTACAAAGGTTTTTAAGTTCTTCTAATGAAGTATTTTCAAATTGAGTTACAAAGTTAATTAAAATTTTAACATCCTTTATATTTTTTTCAGTAAAACCTGCAGGACTAGCCAACATTTCCTTAAACTCATTCTTTAAATCTTGATATTCTTCAGCACTATTTTCTTTTAAATCTAAAAGCTTTTTAACCATATTTTTTTGAGGATCTTTTTTAAAGTCATCAACTTTCTTTAAAGGTACTCCAACAAAATTAATAAAAGCTTCTACCAACTCATTGTTTATATTAAAAGTTGAAGTAGTAACAATTGGTGTTGGTGTTTTATTCATCAATGTAGTTATTAATTTATCATACTTAGGATAAATAACATCATCATAAATAGCTTTATCAGCTAAAGATAATTTACTTTCATCAACTTTACCATCAGCTTTAAATTGAGCATTAGGTATTTTAGCCTTTATCTCTTGTCTTTCTAAATCTCTTAATCTTTCTATTTCAGCTTTTATTTGTTCAATAGTTTGTGGTGTAGTTTTATTATCTACAACAATAGGAGTTGTTAACGGCTTAGTGTAAAATTCTTCATTCTCTTTAACAGGGAAGAAATAAGGTACAAATCCTTTGTTACCATAAGGGAATATTTCTTCATACTTAGCTTCCCAACCTATTAATGGATTTTCTTTTGTGGCCCCAACAACCTTAACTAATTTGTAATATCTTTTAACATTTTTACCTTGTACAGATTCATTTATCCCTAAGTACTCTAAGAATTGAATTCTCTTTTTAAATTCACCGTCTTTCTGAATATAGATTTCATTAACTAACCCAGTTGATAATAAAGATTCTATGTAGATTTTAGTTAAAGCTTTCCTAGAACTTTCAGTTTTAGAAAGGTCATTAAATAAACCTGGGGTAATTTTAAAAGTTAACTTGCTTTTGTCTTCATTAAAAATGATTGGAGATAAACCTTTAAAATCTGTTGCAGATAAATATTCTTCTGAAGATACAAATTCACCAGAAGTTTTTTTATCTTTTAGATTAGAAACTTTTGCATCAATGTTTTCAATAGCTTTTAATAAAGCTTGTACATTGTACCCCTCTTCACTTTTATTTTTTAAATTTTCTAAATAAGAAGTTAGTTTCTTTTTAATATTACTGTTAATGAATTCTAATTTATTACTTCTAATACTAAAGATGTTGTTAGAATCTCTTATAAATAACTCTGTAAATTCTTTTTCAAATTCTTGTAAAGACATCCCTAAAACTTCTTCATAACTATTATCTCTAATAGCATCCTGAACTTTAAACAACATTGCAGAGAAGTTATTAAAGAAGAATGGTTCTGTAAATGGAAGAACTGTTTCATTAACAAATAACCCTGCATCTTTAATATAGATTTGATTAATTAAGAATCCAACCATTATCTGAGATTTTAATGTAAGATCTTTATTTACACTTCCATCTTCATTTAAAACAGGAGCAAAAAATAAATTATACATATCATCAGCTATTTGCTTTTGAAGATTAGGTGTTAGTTTTATAAATGAATCTATAGATAAGTAGTGTACTACTTTATCTTTCATAGCTGTACCAGGTTTACCTACAATAGTTTTAGGGGATAATTTACTTAACAAAAAGTTATCACCCATTAAACCTGAAGCTTTAAGTTCATTGAAAGCTCTAATAAATTGTGGTAATACATCTTCAGAAGATGTTACATAACTATTTATTGATGGAGTTATTTTATTTAATACTTGATTGTTTTTTCTTAAAGCTCTAAATCCTAAAGTATTAGTAATGAGGTAAGTCATTCTTTTAATATTAGCTTCTTTATTAAAGCTAAGTTTAAAGTTCTTTAATACATTAGACATTATATCTAATACAGGTTTTGTAGAAGCTATTAAAAACAATCCAGAATCTTCAGTTATAATTTTGTATGCTTTTAAAATTTCTTCTTTTAAGAATCTATCTTTATTAATAATTTCTAAAAAGTCAATAGGATGTTTATCAGGATTTTTTTCTTTGTTGTAAATGTAAGAAGCTGTATTACTTAATGTGTAATCCGGATTAACTTGTATTCCTATTTTCTCTAAAGCATTTAGTGTATTTAAATTTTCAGAGGTAGATGGTTTAGTTCCTTTAATGAAAGATAATAACTGAGTAAAATTAATAGTATAGTTATTAACTTGTAGTAAAGGTATTAAATGATATAAAACAGCATTTTCAAATTCAGTTTCTGCATTACCATCTTGCAAACTCTTAATCTTTTCTACTACTTGATCAATAGTATATTCAGTATATAACTTTTCAGGTTTAGCAGGTAAATAACTTTTGATTAATTCTTCTATACTAACATTACCATCTTCTTTTTGAGATTCTTTTTTAGTTTTAAAAGGGTCTTTTAATAATTCTATGGCCCCTAATAATTCTTTTACTTTAGGAGTTAACCCAATCATAAGCTGATGCTCAGGTGTATATAGAGCAGGTCTTTTAATAATAGTGTCAATAATTAAAGCACCTTGCATAGTAGAAGTAATGTTAAATCTACCAGCATCCTGATGTTTCATGTTATCAACTGCTAATGATAACCACAAAGTTAAAACTTCGTTTATAGATTGTTTGTTATCCCAGAAATAATTATTAACTTCTCCTACATTAAATATTTTAGCCCCATACTGCATAAAGTATTGCCCCATGATATTTCCTAAAGCTGCAATACCAATATTCTCTCCACCTTTAGCATTAGCTATAGATGTTTTAACTCTACTAGCTAGAGAAAAATAATGAGGTATATTAACATTGTCTTTTATACCTGCAGGTTCTAATACATCTTTAATAAAGTTTTCAACCCTAGTTCTTTCAGCATCTCTCTCAGAAGCAGCAGCATTACCTGTATTGTGTATTAACACTTTCTTTAACTCTAACATTAGATTAGAAGTTTCAGGAGTTGTTAAAGGAGAGTAGTTTAATAAATTACCATTGTTATAATTTGTATAATTACTTTTAACTTGCTTTCCTAAATTTGCTGTAAACTCTTCTAAGGTAGTATAATATTTATTTTGCCTTAAAGCAGCTTCAAATAATTTTTTTCTAAGTTCTTTTATATCAGCAGCTGTTTTAATTTTACTTTCTAAATTACCTTGTATTAATTCAGAATATTCATCAAAGTTATTTGCTAACCAAGTAACAAATTTTTGTTGAGTAAAATTAGAATCATCAATTGTATTATCAAATAAAGCTAAACTTTCTGGAGATAATCTAGCTAAGACTTTTCTAGCATCTTCATAGTTAGAAGCTGACAATACTTTTAAAGAATATTCATTGTATTCTAATTTAGCTAATAAATCATTATAAGCTTCATCTAGTTTTAACAATCTATCAAAATCAGCTTTAACTCCTTTAGAAGTTTTATAGAATTCTATGTATTCTTTAAATGCTTCTTCAATAGCTTTATCTTCTTCAACATTTAAGTAATTACCATAAGCAGTTTCATTCTCCCCATAAGTTTCTAACCCATGAGCAAACAAACTATCAATATCAAAATCGGCTCCGGAGAATGCTCTAATATCATTAGGGACAATAGCTGTGTTTCCAGTTTCAACAGGAAGGAAATCTACTATCCTCATGTACACCATAGAAGATTTTTCCTGAGTTGGAATACGTTGAGCTGCATACTCTAGGAATTTTTTATCTTTTACTAGAACTTCACTACCAATAGAAAGTCCATATTGTTTAGCTGTCTGTGGAGATATTACACATTCTGCATAATAACAATTTTTTATTGGATCAAATTTAACTTCTAAGTCCCTAGATGAAACTGGTACTTTACCATTCTTTGCTTCATTAGAAGTAATGATGTTATTGTTTTCATCTAACTGAACTTCATAAGCATAGTCTGTCATTAATGTAAACTTTTGTCCAGCTACTTTGTGAGAAAGTGTTTGCCCTAAGTAAGAGTATAACATTTTTTCAACTTTGTTTAAGCTCCTAGATAAGTTTAAATTAAACTTAGGCATATCTAAGTTTTCAGTTGCAGATAACAACTCTTGCAAAATAGGGTCATCCCCCATTTGTTCTATACTATCTTTAAATGATTTTAATAAAGCTTTATACTTAGGAAGATCTCCTTGTTTATAAGTTTTACTTAATTCATCATAAGTTTGTTTTATTCTATATTCTTTAGTTTTCTTAAAGATATTAACAATATCCCCTACAGTAAACTCTCTTCCATCAATAGTAACTTTTGTTGCAGAATCTTGTTCACTATCTATTAACTGAAGAAGCTGAGTTCCATCTACAATTCTGTTTTTCATGTTATCAGTGATAACCTGCTCTCTAATAAATAAATCAGAAATCTCATAACCATCTAAAGAAGGATCATCTCCTTGTACTTTCTCTAAAGATTGAGAGTTGTAAATAACAGTTTTAACAGCAGAAGCATGTAAAGTAATCCCTGTACCATTTAATTCCATTTTATTTAAAAGGGTATGTAATCTTTTAAATTGAGGAACAGGTTCATATAAACCAACAAGTTCTTTAACAATAGCATTATATCCTTCTTCATCAGTAGAATCATATAACATGTTTACTAAAGTATTTACCCTAACTTTGTTTTCCTCTTTTACATAGGAAACCATGTTTCTATTTAAATTTTTAACAGATGTCTTTCCATATAAAGCATAAGAGAAAATAGAAATCTTTCTTGGGTTATCCAAGGCTCCGTATTCTTCTAGTATATCCTTATCTCTTTCAGAGAGAGGAATACATTTTCTCATTTTCTTATAAATGTTTTTTACAACATCATTAAATTTACCATTACTCCTTAAGTATTTATTTTCATACCAAGATTGTGTACAGTAACTTTGGGCATCTGTAGATTCACCAGCCTTAGATTTTCCTCTAGCTGTTTTTTCAAAGTCATCAATAATTGAAATTCTAGTTTTACCATAACCTAATGAATTTCCAGAAGCATTTAATCCAGCCATCCTCTTAGGAAGATCTAATCTATCTTTGAAGTTTAACCCTACATCACCAACCATTAAATTTAAAACTGAATAAGAATTGATAAAATCATTTAAAATAAAGTTTTGTAAATATCTAAGGTTTAATTTACCATCGTCATACTGAAAGTTCTTAGGGAGAAGGTTATTTGTATATTTACCTTCCTCTTGTTTAGTTACTAATCCAATTTCAGGATCACTTAAAAGATCTAACATCTCTTGAGTTAAATTCTCAATCAAAGCCTTTGTTAAATCATTAACATCAGATTGTTGTAAAGATTCTTTATTAACAATTAACTCATATAAACTATCTGCATTTACTCCACCAATATTTGCAATTTTAAATTCTCTTGGAAGATTCCTTGTTTTTAAAATATTAATTAATGCTTCATTATTATTTGAATCTAAAGCATCTATAATTTCTTGCTTAACATCTTTGTTAATAGTGTTAAATTTATTGATGGCTTTTTTATCATTCCTAATTTCATTTAAAGCTTTTTTAACTCTAAGAAAATCTTGATTAATAATGTTGAACATATTTTCTTTTAGTTCATCAGTATAACCTTCTTCGTTAGTTATGTAAGTTGCTTTAGGAAGCATAAAAGCATACTGAGTACTTTTACCCTCATTCTGAAAAGGTATAAATAAAGCATAACCTGGTTTAGCAATAGAATTTAAAACACCTTTTGCTTTATCAGTTTCATATAAATAAAAGTAATTTAAGAATTTACCTCTTGGAGATAATGACTGGAAAGATTTTCCATCATCATTACTTAGATAAGTTATCTCAGCAAAATCATTATCTGTTTGAATAACCCTACTACCATCTAATATATAAGGAGTTAGGTTACCTATATGTTTTAAAGCCAAAGGATCATTTAACAAAGGGTTTTGTTTTAAAGCATCAAAGTAATATCTTTCTAAAGTTTCATTGGAAGATAAATCATTTTCTTTTAAGTAAGCTTGGAAAGCTTCAAAGTTATTATCTTGCAAAGCTTCTAAGAATTTCTCAGGAGAACTTTTAATAGTGTTTAATA